TTAAAAATCAAGGTATCTGGCGAATTTTTCTGCTGAGGTATCTTTTTGTTTTTTAGTGACATGTGCATAGATGTTCATCGTCGTTTGAATATCCGAATGACCAAGACGATTTCTAACATCTTGTATGGATAAACCAGCTTCAAATAATAAGCTGCAGTGAGTGTGCCTAAAACCATGTATTGTAATATCTTTTATTCCACTTTCTTTGCAAAGTCTTTTATGAATGTTATTTGGTCTAATTGGATCAAGGTGATTATTATTTTTAGAAGCAAAAATTATCTGATTGGGTCTTAGTGAGTTGTGGCCATAACTTAGCAAGTATTTCCTCTGATCTTGGCGCCATTTTTTCAATATATCAAGGGTGATATCATCTAAGGAAATTTCCCGAACAGACGATTGAGTTTTTGGATGGTTGATGACAATTTCATTTTTTGTATTTCTTGCGATTGTTTTATTGATTGTTAGCAATTTTCTGTCGAAATCCACATCCTCCCAAGTTAGTGCCAAAGCTTCTCCTTTTCTGATACCAGTAAAAGCAAGTAATCTAAAGAATGGATAGGAGAGTGGAAATTTGTCTTTTTTGGCGACTGCTAAGAATATTTTTAATTCATCTGATTCATAGAATTTGATTCGTTTCTCTTTTTTTCGAAACTTACCTTTTGGAATATATACTTCTTTCATCGGATTTGTACTAATAACATTTATTCGCACGGCATAATCAAAAACAGCTGTAGTATATGTTTTTAAAGCTTTATAAGTTGCATATTCATCTTTCCATTTATTAACTGTTTTCTGACAATAGGCCAGTGTAAAAGATGAAATTTTTTTGTTTCCAAAATATTGAAAAATATTTTTATCAAAAAGAAATTTAACTCTTGATAGAGTGCTCTCTCTAACAGTGCTTTTGTATTCTTCAAACCACATTTCTTGGATCTCTATAAAAGTATAGTTTTTTTCAGGTGTGTATTTGTTATCTTGTGCCTGCAATTCAAGCCTAGATTTTGCAATCTTTGCTTCCTTCTGTGTTTTAAAACCACGTCTAGTTGTATAAAGCTTCTTTCCAGTGGCAGGATCGATCCCTAAATAAGCTTTAAACATCCAATATTTTTTTCCATCCTTCTTTTCATATTCCTTAATCATAAGATTCCTCCGTTAACATCTTTAATACTATTTCAGCGAATGTATGTTCTTGTTTTGTCAAAAAAATATATTGTTGGCATTGGCGCCAACGAGATATTCTGCCATAAATGCTTTAACTAAAGGTTCGTATCGTACTTCTATTTCATAACTTTCCAAGAAATTAATACAATCAAAAGAGTCTGGATTAAATTCTGGATCATTTAAGGTTACTTCAAGCATTTTTTCAATCATAAATTCCTCCGCCTCGTTTTCCATTTTTGAATGCAAAGCGTAAGTTCTTCTGTATAACACATAATTTTCTTTATGCTGAGCTGCGTGACCCAATTCATGTAAAAGCCTTAGTAGTTTGATTCGATCAGGTAATCGAGAATCTATTATAATTGTATTCATTACAGCAATGTACCTAGCATCAGAATCGAGCTTGGGTACTTCAAGTACAGTAACTGCAAGCTCGTCTATAATCTTGCCTACTTCATTATCTAAATCCAAAAAATCACCTACTCAGCATCAGAATTATTTTCAATATAAGCTTCTATAATACCAGTGAGAACCTTTCGGTCGTGTTCAGTTAGAGGTTTACCATCACTACTCATAACTGAAGCAAGGGCCTCTTCAACAGTAAACTGGGGTTTATTTGATAGTCCAGCTGTGGGGTTATCAGTTCTTCCTAGTAGGTAATCAGTGGAGACCTCAAAGTATTCGGCTACTTTTTGTAGAGTTTCTATTTTGGGACTTTGCGTTTTCCATTTGTAAATTGAGTTTTTGCCAAAACCAACCCTATTTTCCAACTCTGAAACTGTTATTCCTCTCTTTTTACACAACTCTTTTATTCTCTCCAAAAGCACTGTATAGCACCCTTTCTAGAGCATACGAAAAAATATTTAAGATATTTGGATAGAAAATTATTGACAAATCTATCTAACTGTCTTATATTTATCTCGTAAGCTAATTTAATAAGCTAACAAGCAATAAGAAAGACACCTAATAAAAATAAACAATTCGACGTCGCCAAACTAAGAATGTTGATTTAATAGGGAAAATTCTATGCTTATTTAACTGTATATAAATATAAGACAGTTGGATAGAAAAGTCAATACTTTTAGCTAATTTTATTAGCTTACAAATTTTAAAAGGAAGAGGTGAAAAGAATGGAGAAATCTAATGGAAAAGTAGCTGTTGATGTTCATAAGAATCACAAAGAGGAAGCGAGAAAGTATCAGGAGGCTATCCGAGAAACAGAATTAAATATTTTGGAATTCATTAACACGACTATCGAAATTAATGAGACTAAAAACAATCCTGAAATGGTGTCAGCATTAGCAGGATTGCTCAGGGTAGTTAAACAAACATTTTAGGATTTTACAATTTTTACATGTGTTACTTGATTTAGATTTACAACAGAGTCTTGATCATATCTAGCTTGTCCAACATAAATCTGATCAGGGAATTGCTCCATACGATCTAGTAACTCATTTGCAGAATAACTTTTCTCGCTCGTGAAGTAGAATCTAACTATTTTACCAGAGGTTAATGCATCAATAATTATTTGCTTCATTTAATCACTCTCCTTTCAATTTATTTCAACAAATGAGTTGATAGGAGAATTATATCAAAGATACGAACATGTTTTAAGAAATATAGGAAAGAAGGTGTTAAATGTGTCACAAGATTTTATCATCAAAGTCCGTGTTGCTCTAGCCACGCACGGGAAAAGTCAAAAATGGTTGGCAGACCAAATTAATATTTCTGCTGCTTATATGTCAGACATCATGGCTGGAAAGAAGAAGCCTAATAAGCAAATACCGCGAATTAATGCTGTCTTGTCTGAACTGGAGAAGGAGGGGAATAGCTAATGGATTTGCACATACCAGATGAACAAATTCAAAAGCAGGTAGCATCAGGAATCGTCAGTTTGGCAGTAGCAGAGTTTGAGAAGCGCATCAAAATGATGACAAAGACTACTGAGCTACCTCCTTATGCAAATAAAGAAACAATCAAGCAGGTGTTGGGCATTGGGGATAGAAAACTTAATGGTTGGATATCAATGGGTCTAAAAGTTCAGGTATGGAGTAAGCAGGACATCAGAATCTCAAGAGAAACATTGCAACAATTTTTGACTGAAAATTTTGAGATGTGATATGTCATATAACTTTTAACAAGAACTTCTGATCTACGGATTAATTAAATACTAGGAGGCAACAGCATGAATCAAATGCAAATTATTGAATTTTACAATCAACGCTTATTAACCACGGAGCAACTAGCAGAATTCTATGAAGCGACAGAAAAACAAATTAAACAGAATTTTAACAATAATAAAGAAAAATTCATAGAGGGAAAACACTTTTATAGACTGGAAGGTCAGCAGTTAAAGGACTTTAAGAACAGAGTCGAAAATTTCGACCTTGTTGGAAAAAATGCAAATCAACTTATTCTCTACACAAAACGAGGTGCGAGTCGTCATTCGAAAATGTTAGGCACGGATCGAGCGTGGGATATGTTTGATGAATTGGAAGAAAATTATTTCAATCCGAAACAACAAGCTCAAATCCCAACATCTAATAGGGAATTAATCCTACTAGCTTTAGAAGGGAATGAAGAAACAAATCAACGCATCGATAAAATTGACGAACGTTTAGTAGATATCGAAGAAAACAAACTGATCACTACGGAAGATAAAGGAACAATCGATCGAGCCGTTCGAAAGAAGGTTTATCAAATCTGCAAGGAACAACATCTGGGACAAAATGCTAAAGGTATGTTGTATCAAGATTTAGGATCGAGCATCAAACAGCTTTTCAAGGTTCCGAATCGTGGTCGAATTAAAGATAAGGATTTTCGAAAAGTATTGAACTTTATCAATTGCTGGGAGCCGTCTTCGGTGACAAAAGAACGTATCAATCAGATTCAAACAGAACTGGAAATGTAGGAGGAATTTAAATGAAAATCAATAAAAAGTTAGAGCAAAAATGGCAAGAGTGGGAAACAACGATGGAAGGCGCTGAGATGTTTTTAAATGCTGCAAGAGATTTGGGTTCAACTGTCATAACTGAGGATGCCACTGTTGTTTGCCTAACTAGTGAAAAAATCCAATTAACCATTGATCAGTTGAAAGAAGCCAAGAAATTAGTTGGAAAGCTAGAATTTGCAGAAGAATTACTGGAATAGGTAAATACTTTTGAAAGTAGGTTGAGGAGAGAAGTGACTATGCCTAGGAAAACATGTCAAAAGAAAATGATAGCGACTTCTGGTCCCTACACGTTTAAACAGGAGGAATTGATTGAGAAGTCAATTGCAAAATCTATTCAAGACTTGCAGTACCTTGTCCATGATAAAAAAAGCGTGTTAAGCGATCGGCAGCTTGAAGTTGCTAAAAGTGAGTTGAAACAATATCAGGAACTGCAGTTTCAAAATAGGCTTAATCGCCTTATAAATATGAAATGGAGATAAGACTATGAAAAAGACAGACACACTTTTTATTGGAGTCATCTTAGGTTTACTCGTACTAGTAGCGCACTACAGCGTAGTGGGAGGAAGTATTTTCGCAAGTTTAATGGTTTTGATAAACCTAATAGATTCGAAGGAAAGGAGAACGTATGGATCGAAAAGAAGTTTTGAAGAAAGGAAAAATGATTGCTGATCAATGGTGGTATGACAATAAATCAACTATCTTAAGTCAACAGGTAATCAATAAACAAAAGAAATGGCAGGAGATCAAATGAGACTAAGACAAAAAATAAAAGAGTATCTATTTTACAGACATGTTTTTTATTGTCCGGATTGTCGCTATACATTACGTCTTAGTAATAAGTTGCTACAGCATTGTCATCCATGGGATGGACCGTATTGTCCAAAGTGTGGAGAAAAAATACAAAAAAAGTGACTCAGCCGTCCAAAGCAATGAGTCACAAACTAAACATATCTAAGGAGATTTTAGCATATGAATAATGAACTTTCCACTTTAGATGAATATTTAACTAATCCTGATTGGGGTAGACCGACTATTAATGAAGTGGAGGATGTAGCAGATGAAGACTAGTGAAGAAACAAATGAGATTTATAAAGGGCTATATCAATTGAAAGGTAAGCTACAGCAACCTAAATTCGATGCCTCTGTAAGCTATGGAACAAAAAACGGTGGGGAAATGAAATTTGAGTACGCAACACTTAAATCTATTGAATCAGCTATAAGAAATGCTGCTCAAGAGTCTGATAGTGGGATTGATTTTGGTCAAGATGTAGTTACAAGTGATAACCATGTTGCAGTAACAACGTGCGTTTATCATTCAAGCGGTCAATACATTCTATATGGTCCTTTAGGCTTTCCGTGTAATACAAAAAATCCACAATCTTTAGGTAGTGTAATTACTTATGCAAAAAGGTATTCGCTGGCTAGCTCATTTGGAGTTGTCGCAGATGGGGATGATGACGCCAAAATTGGTGCTGATGAGAATGAAAAGATTCAGAATGACAATGATTTAGATTCTGAGTTTAAACAGACATTTGATGATTATGTTCATCGAATCGCTCAGTTAACCAATCAAGAAAAAGAATTCATAATTGCTACAACGCTAGAAAGAAGCGGTTTTAGTAGCTTTAAACAAATCGACAGAAATTCCTATTCGAAAATTATTGGATTTCTTAAACGCTATGCATTGAAAGCAGAGCAGAAGAAAAAAGAATCGGAAAATCACAATAAACCATCTTGGGAGGATTTATAAATGAGCAATGAACTATCAACAGAAGTCATCTTTGATGTTAATTATCAACCAAGTGTAATTGAAATTATCAATGAAGATCAACTAGCGAATTTAATCAATGCAACTGTTAAGCGTTTTGAAAATTTGATTTTTAAAGAAGAGGATATTGCAGATGCTAAGAAAGCAAGAGCGGAACTAAATCGAATTTTTGATTTGATCGATTCGAAAAGAAAAGAAGTGAAGAAGGAATTTAGTGAGCCTCTCACTACATTTGAAAATCAAATCAAAATCTACAGTGATGAGATCAAACTAGCATCTAAAGGTATCGCTGACCAAATCAAAGAATTTGAAGCTAAAACAAAGGAAGAACGAAAAACAATTGTTTTGGCATTTATTAAAAAACAAGCAAGTAAGGCTGAGATTGAACCTAATGAAATCAGCCTCCAAAGTAATTGGCTGAATGCTTCAAGTTTTACAGCCAAAAACAATTTAACGAAAAAAATTGAAGAAGAAATTATTGCTGAATGCACAGCAATAAAACAAGAAAAAGAAAACTACGAACAGCAAAAATCGTTGGTTGAAAGCTATGTAAAAGCTTATGGTCTTGAGCCAATGGCTTGGATCTCTTTAATTGATGAAGGACTAACTGCAGCACAGATTTTTCCAAAGATAGATCAAGCTGTCAAAGAATTAAGAGAAAAAGAAGAGAAAGAAATAGAAAAGACAGAAAAACAGATCAAACAAACAGCAACGCCAGAAAGAGCTGTGGGAACACCGCAAGAAATAGACACCGATGAACCGATGTATTCCTTTTCTCTAAATATTACAGGCACTGCTAAACAACTGTCAGTTATCAAACAAACGATTGAAAGCTTAGGTGTAGAGTACTCCGTTGAGATGAATTGATCAACGAATCAGAAGAAAAAGAAGTGATTTAATTGTTTAAACCGCTAATCGATTCATATTCTGCGATATTGAAGCATTTCAAAGGACAAGAAATTAGCGCAACGATCAACGAAGAAGTAAACATTGAACGACTTAAAACGATGTACGAAGGCTATGAAGGTGATCGGATCATTGAAATTCGCTTTATTGATCCACGTCGCTTCACGGCCCAGCAAAGAAATTTCATCTATGCGCTCATAGGCGATATTTTCATCGATACGGGCACACCAACGGACTTCTGGAAGGAATTCTTCTACTTCCGTTTTGAAGGTGTCACAGGGCGCAAAATAAGCCTCAAAGACGAATCGAATACAACTGTGAGCGATGTAAACATCCTAGCAAATATCATCTTAGATTTCATCTTTGAACATCATATTCCATTCAAAGAAGGCTATGAAATCTTACCAGCGAATCAAGAATACTACTTCTACAAGTGTATTACGAAAAGAGTCTGTTGTATCTGTGGAAGAACAGGAGCTGACATTGATCATTTCGATAAAGCGTTGGGTAGACGGAAACGTAAGAAAATTGATCATTCAGAATACACTTACGCAGGACTTTGCAGAATACACCACACGGAAAAACATCAACTAGGTGTGACTAATTTTAAAAATAAGTATCAAATAAAGGGCATTAAGTTAAATCAAGAAACGATCAAAAAGTTAAATATTGGAGGATAAACAGTGGATCACAGAGGATATTACGCTATCATACCTGCAAATGTTAGATATGACGATTCATTGATACCTAGTGCAAAACTTCTTTATGGAGAAATCACGGCTCTATGTAATGAGAAAGGGTATTGCTGGGCTAGCAATGAGTACTTTGCCAATCAGTATGGTGTAGGAAAATCAACGATTCAAAATTGGCTGAAATCTCTTGAAGAAAAAGGCTATATCTATCGAGAAGTGAAGTACAAAGAGGGTAGTAGAGAAATCGAGGCTAGGTATATCAGAATTTTGGGTGGGGGTCACCCAGAAATCTATCAAGATAATAATACATCTATTAATAATACATTTAATAATACAAAAGAATATATAAGAGAGTTACCGCCTTCGAAAAAATCGAAGGCTAAGCCCATCCGTCATAAATACGGAGAGTATAAAAATGTTCTCTTGTCAGATGACCAAATGGAGAAACTCAAAACAGAATTCCCTAATGATTATCAAGAAAGGATTGAACGGTTATCCGAGTATTGTGAATCAGCTGGTAAAACTTATAAAAATTATTTGGCCACTATTCGAAGCTGGGCAAGGAAAGAAAAAAGTGAGCCTAAGAAGATGAATAGTAGCTACAAGCGCACAGGAAGACGAGAGACACTGCCTGAATGGGCAATCGACCAAGAAGCCTATCAAAAGAAAAAAGCGCTAGAACGATCAAATAAGCCCCGATGGGATGAAGCGTAAGGGGGAGAAGATTTGGATATTAATTTTGACTACTTAGGATTAATCAAAGAAATCGCTAAGTACAAAAAAGATGAGGAGTATGACATTTTAGGAATCGTACATGACCAACTGGCAGCAGTTAGTCTCGAACAGATCAAAAATGATCGTAGATGTTGGGCGAAATTACGTCATTATTATGCTTTTTACATTGATCGTACAAAACTAAGGGAAGCAGCTTATATGAAATTGCTTTTTTGGGAATGTATCAAAGGACTAAAAGCACATTTAAGAGAACTCGAAAGACAAGGGTACTGTCATGGAAATTAATGAGTTGAAAGCCCAAGTGGAGCTAATGCACAAAGAAGCGATGAGGCAAAGCGCATCGTATGAAGACAAATGGTTAAATACATTTCACGGCGGACGTGAGAGTGCACTTGATCAAGTACTCAAATTATTGAAAGGAGAATGTCAGGATGGATAAGAAAACAGCAATAAAAAGAATTGCTGAATTAACCAGTACGGAATCTTGGCAAGAAGATGAAAAAATCATCGTAGAAGTACAAAAGCTTGGTAAAAAGATATGGACTGAGAAGCTTAGAAGAAAAACGCCGAGGAAAATTGCAATTTGGCATGGCGACAGAATTCTAGTTCCAGGTACAGCTGAACAGTTAGCAGAAATTACTGGACTAGCAAAAAATATCATATGGAGTAGAGCGAAGCATATGGATATTGACTCTAAGGGTCGTCAATTTAAATATATGGAGGAAGAGAAATGATACCGAAGTTTAGAGCGTGGGATAAAGATGCGGAGTGTATGATTTATCAAAAAGACAACGGCGATGAATATGTGTGGCAAATAGGTACAGAAGATATCTGGATAGAGCCTATACATGGAATGACGATACCGAAACAAGTACTCATGCAATCCGCAGGACTGAAAGACAAGAACGGTGTAGAGATTTTTGAAGGAGATATTGGTTGGGATGACCATCAAGAAGTGTACGGACAAGTAATTTTTGAAAATGGTGGGTTTAAATACGAATGGGAAAATATATCTGAGGATTTATTTGAAGTTACCGACGATATTGAGCTTGTTGGGAATATTTGGGAAGAAGTGTAAAAATGAAATTCCTAGATTTATTTGCAGGAATCGGCGGATTTAGATTAGGAATGGAATCCGCCGGGCATGAATGTGTAGGCTTCTGCGAGATCGATAAATTCGCAAGAGTTAGCTATAAAGCAATACACGATACAGAAGGAGAGGTGGAAATGCATGACATCACAACAGTATCAGATGAGTTTGTTCGAAGAATCGGACATATCGACATTATCTGTGGCGGATTTCCGTGCCAAGCTTTCAGCATTGCAGGAAAGCGGAAAGGTTTCGAAGATACTCGAGGAACTCTCTTCTTTGAAATTGCAAGGTTCGCATATATTCTCAGACCACGCTATTTATTCCTTGAGAACGTCAAAGGACTCCTTAATCACGAAGGAGGGGCTACGTTCGAGACAATCCTCCGAACCTTGGATGAACTCGGGTATGATGTGGAATGGCAAGTGCTTAACTCTAAAGACTACGTTCCACAAAACAGGGAGCGAGTATTCATTATCGGACATCTTAGAGGAGAACGTACAAAAAAAATATTTCCTTTCGAGAGAGAAAACCGAACAGCTATTGAAAACAATATAAAACCGATTAACGATTCAAAGAAAACAAGAGAATTATTAAATTTTGATAGTACAAACAGATTTTACGATATTTCTGGAATCAGTCCGTGCTTGAATACTATGCAAGGCGGTGACAGAGAGCCGAAGATTGCTGTAGTTGGAAATATTAATCCTAGCGGTAGTGGAATGAACGGGCAAGTATATTCATCAAGCGGTTTAAGCCCTACGTTAACCACTAATAAAGGTGAGGGAACGAAGATTGTAGTACCAGTATTAACACCTGATCGTTTAGAGAAAAGACAGAATGGTAGACGTTTCAAAGAAGATGGAGAAGAGATGTTTACTCTTACGGCTCAAGATCGACATGGTGTTGCTATAGTGCAGAAGCCAAGAGGATATAACGATGGAGGCAGGCACGAAATTGCACCGACGTTGTCATCTCATAGCTGGCATGAAAACAACTTACTATCTATCGGTGGAATCTACACGAATGACTCAGAAAGATTTAACAGAGGAGTTCTTCCGGGAATGAGTAGGACATTGAAAGCAAATAAGTCGGATGCTGGGATATACGATGGGGTTCGAATTCGTAAACTTACACCACGTGAATGCTGGAGGTTGCAAGGCTTTCCAGATTGGGCGTTTGATCGAGCAAAACAAGTAAACAGCGATAGTCAACTATACAAGCAAGCTGGAAATAGTGTGACGGTTCCAGTGATTGCAGATATAGCAAAGAGATTGTGAAGGAGGAACAGTGTTGGATATAAAGGAATTGATTACACGTATTGAGAAAATCAAGTATGGAAATCTGTGCTATAACAGTCCTGAAAGCATGTTATTGGAACAAAAACATTTAATTTTAGATTTGGTTGAGCAACTAGATGAACCGCCGATTACAGATGAACAAGCTTGGAATAAGATCGCAGAGGCTTATCCGGATTCGCCTCAGAGTTTGAGAAATACTCTAGATAATGCTGTGTTTGGCAAAGTTAGCAAATTGCAGAAGCATGTGATGCCGAAGTTTTTTGATGATTGGGCAAAACGAGTTATAGCAAAACATGATGAATTTTATGCTATTTCACTTGTTGCACGTGCAGGTTGGGGATATGGTGTTGATTTTGAACTTAGCGAAAACGGATCATCATCAGAAAACAAAGAGCTGTTGTACTGGATTATTGATGAATGTAGTGACAATTGTCCTAATAAAAAGAAAGCAATAGAAGCTTTGTTATACGGATACGAGGTAGAGAAAGAACCGGAATATCATGTGATACTGAGTAAAAATACAGGTGGATGGAAATATACTTTTTTAGATGAAGAGGGAAGCATTGATCGTACAAATAACAAAGCACATATCCCAACTTTCACTGAAAAGAAAGCAAAAGCAATTGATGAAAGATACTGGGCGTTTGCTGTGCCAGTGGAAGAGGTGGCAGAAGGATGAACATAGAAAATACAGCGTTACCTGAAAATGGGTACTTGGAAAAAGTGATTAATGTCGAAAGGTTGGAAAATGGCAATTTTCAAGTGATGGCAAGAGCATTTCCAACTAGAAAAAGAAAAGTCCAAACTGTTAAAATGGAATTTTCTCCAAACGGATTTAATGCATTAGTAGGATCATTAATGGCGATGGTGCCAGTGGAAGAGTTGATGGAAGGATGAGCGAATTAGTAAAGGCGATTGAGCGCCAGTTAGGTAACGACATGATAGAAGAAGGCAACATGAATGCCTATGATGTGCTTGAGATTATCAAGAATTTTAAGCAACCACAGCTAGACAAGAGACAACTAGCGATGCTACATGATCTAAAAGCTAATTATAATTGTCACCAGGGGGCAGTCGAATGGGCAATTTATGTTTTTCTAACAGACGATGAATGTGGAAAAATCATGAATAAAGATTTGTTTGAAATACTAGATGAATTTAAACAATGGGTGTTGGAACAGGAGGAAGCAGAATGATACTAAAAGACGAATTTTACACCGATACTTATGGGATTGGTGGCTTGATGATGGATCTACCAACCAAAAATCCTATTAAGCAAGTGGAATCAGAAATTAAAGTCGGTGATATGGTTCGTTGCACAGCGGAAGAGTTCGTTTATCCGTTTCGCGGATATGTAGAGCATATCTATAACCATTCAGCAATTATCAAAATCGAGAACACGATGGAATGCGATAAATGGACAGCGAAAAGCAAAGCGAATCTAGCGGTAGCTCGACTGGTTGATATGGAACCAATTTAGAGCAAATAAAAAAGCCGGATCGCTCCGACTAATTTAATAAAATAGACAAGTTTATTATATCACATAAAGGAGCGGTTTGACTTGATGCAGTTACTTAAAGAGGTAGATTTCAAACAGACAAGATGCAATGCGAGAGATGTGCTGAAGAACTTTCGGCGTTTGGAGCGGATGGCAGGTCGCTCTTTGATAGACATTAAGTCGCCGATTATTACTGACATGCCTAGAACACCGAAACACGGCAACAAAACAGAAGATGCGCTTATTCAAATGATGGATATAGAAGCAGAAAGAGATGCGATTTTAGTAGCCCTGATGAGTTTGAGTCTTATTAGTCGTCAAATACTCTATTATAGTTTTTGCGATGTTAATAAGCACTCTAATTATGAAATAGGACAACTGATACAGGGATATGGAGAGAAAAACGTAGAAAAGCTAAAGTCCAATGCATTGATCGAATTTGCAGAAGCATATAAAAAAGGTTCATTGATTAAGTATCGGTAATTTTTTGTAGGGTTTTTGTAGGGATATTGTAGGGTTTTTGGACGAAAAAGCGTGTTAATATGATATTGTCGAAAGATTAGGAAACAGGACATCGACAAAAACAATTTGAAGGGAGGAAATCTCCCTCATCGTTGTAATTAAGCTTCGATAGACAGCAGCAAATAAACTAAAGGATGTGGGGTTCAGCTCCTACAGATAGTTCATATGTTGCTGTCTATTCTTATTATGTCGTTGTGGCGGAATGGGTAAACGCTATGGATGAGTCCTATTACTGCGCTTTGGTGTGGTTGTGCAAGGTTCGATTCCTTGTCAGCGACTTTTGGGAGGACTTATTTAACACCGGCCAGTGTAATAAGTATCTGACCCATAATAATAGCAACTGAGGCTGTGGCAGGGAGGAGAAGCGGATGTCGGGCTTGTGTAGGTTGCTTAATAAAGCTATAACTGCATCTCGTTGCTGAGGTGTAGTTTTTACATATTAGATCACTCGTTGAGTGGTCTTTTTATTGTATATAAGGGGGCAATGTGTATGTTAGCGTTAGTTGATTTGGTACTCAACGGAATCGTGTATTGTAAAAAAGGCATGGTAGTTCAGCTCAAAAATAAGACAGGTAAATATTCCACACTAAGTCGAACATATCAAGATGGAGAGAAACAAAAAACAATTGAATTCAAAGTAAGTAATGAATTAATGCCGCTTTACTTTGAGTAAGCGTACTTTTTATTTTGAGGAGGAAAACATGCTTAAGAAAATCAAAGTAGGAGCAGTCACATATGATGTTAACGAAAAGCCGTTTATCGATATAGATGGCAATCGGAAACACGCTGGGTGCTGTGACTATGATCATACAGAAATAGCCATACTAGCAGATCTAAGTGCCGAACGTAAGAAAGCTACCTTCTATCATGAGTTGATGCATGCAATGTTTAACGAGGCAGGATTTGACGATCAGGATGAAGATATGGTCAATCGATTGGGTATAGTACTGCAACAAGTAATCGGGGATAATTACCTATAATCCCACAAAACAAACACGATAAGCGAGGTGGTGAGATGAATTGATCGCATGGGATAAAATCAGACAGGAATACGAGAATGAAGATATAAGTTTGAAGGCGCTAGCTGAAAAATACAAGCTCAGTCCTTCTACTGTCCGAAGCCGAAAGAATCGAGAAGATTGGCAACGCAACGAAACAGGAAATGTTGCAACGCGTCGCAACGCAACGGACGCACCGGGAGGACAACGCAGTAATAAGAATGCTGCAGGTAATAGCGGAGGGGCACCACCGAAAAGAAACAAAAATGCCTTCAAGCACGGATTGTTTGCCAAGGTCATACCCAAGGAATCCCTGCAGATTGCACAAGAGCTTGCAGACAGTGATCCAGCTGATATCTTGTGGAACAACATCATGATCCAGTACGCTGCTATCATACGAGCGCAGGAGATCATGTTTGTCACAGATCGGGATGATCTATCTAAGGAAGAGTCAGGATGGACATCTGGTGACGGTGGCAGCAGTTCTACGATGCAAGTCCAATATGCATGGGACAAGCAAGCGAATTTCTTGAAGTCTCAATCAAGGGCGATGATGACTTTATCAAACCTTATCAAGCAGTTTGTCTCATTGGCTGATGAACAAGACGAGCGCCGCAAGAAACTGGATCTTATGGATGCACAGATTGCCAAGCTGAAAGCAAGCACGCCAGAAGGTGGCGATGATGATGGCGAACCAATTATCATCCAAGACCCTTGGAGTGATCGGTTATGAAGAAAATATTTAATGTGCTGAAAGAAGTTAACCCTCATTTCATGAGTGTATGGAAAGCGGAGAAACCTTACAACATCTTAAAAGGTGGACGAAACTCATTCAAATCATCTGTGATCGCGCTTTTGCTAGTTTCGTTGCTACTTCCTTACATAATCAAAGGGAAAAAAGCAAATATCGTCGTTATTCGTAAGGTAAGTAACACAATTCGCGATTCTGTATTCAATAAGATGCAGTGGGCGTTGAAGAAGTTTTTCATCTTTAAACGATTTGACACGACAGTCAGTCCGTTTAAGATCATCCATCGCAAGACTGGCAGCACGATTTATTTCTATGGCCAAGATGACTTCCAAAAGCTCAAATCAAATGACATCAACGATATCATTGCCGTATGGTACGAGGAGGCAGCTGAGTTTAAGAGCGCAGAAGAGTTTGATCAGTCCAATACGACCTTTATGCGACAAAAGCATGAAGATGCGGATTTTGTTCGATTTTATTGGTCTTATAATCCACCACGCAATCCCTATGAGTGGATCAATGAGTGGGTAGAGGAAAAAGAGAATGATCCGGATTATTTGGTTCATCATTCTAGTTACTTAAATGACACCTTGGGCTTTGTTACTGATCAGATGCTCAAGATGATCAATCGCATCAAAGAAAATGACTACGATTATTATCGCTATCTGTACCTTGGGGAGCCTGTTGGCCTTGGCGATAACGTCTATAATATTCATAATTTGAATCCATTAGAGGAAGTACCAAGCGACGATTATATCGTGGCTCTTTTTTATGCCCTCGATGGTGGGCACATCAACTCTGCAACGACTTGTTTGTGCTTGGGATTGACCCAAAAAGGGAACGTCATTCTATTGGACACCTATTACTACTCACCTGCAGGAAAGGTCGATAAGTTAGCACCAACACAGCTTTCACGTATCTTGTACACGTTTATCGATCGTACGTCTAAGATGCCTGTGTGCAACAATGCACCGATTGTGAACCTAACGATCGATGGAGCTGAGGGCGCTTTGAGAAACCAGTACTACTATGATTATGAGATTCGATGGAACCCAGTGGCGAAATTGAAAAAAGCAGTGATGATCGATTATGCAACGAATCTGTTTTCCCAAGGACGTTTCTTTTATATCCAAAACGAGAACAACAAGATTTTTATTGAAGAGCATAAGAAATACCGCTGGGATCCTAAGACAGTTAAGAAAGACAATCCGGAAGTGATCAAAGAAGATGACCACACTTGCGATGCTTTCCAGTACTTCTGCATTGATAATGCCAAAGAATTAGAGTTGATGGTTTAGGAGGTGAGCATTTGAGGATCGTAGACAATATAAAAAAATGGCTAGGAAAGGGGGCGGCTCTTATCAATAAGCAAGAGTTTCAATCTGTATTTGATCATCCTAAGATCGATGCAGATCCGAAAGAGTTTGAGCGTATCGCTGAGAGTTTTCGATATTATCGTGGCGAGTACGGCATCATCAATTACACCAATAGCAAGCAGAACCAGAAGACCCGACGGTTTTCTACGGTCAATATGGCCAAGAAGGTGGCTGCAGAATATGCAAAGGTTTTGTTCAATGAGCAGGCGGAGATTCTTGTCGGTGAAGTGAAGGACGAGAACGGCAAAGAAATTGCGAATCCTTTGAATGACTGGATTCAACATGTTCTTGAGCATAACGACTTCAAGAAGAACCTCAGTCGATACTTAGAACCGGCAATGGCGCTAGGCGGGTTAGCTGTCCGGCCATACTTTAACAAAGACTCACAAGAAATCGAGTTTTCTTGGGCACTTGCTGATGCTTTTTATCCATTACGAAGCAATACGAACAAGATTAGTGAGTGCGCAATTCCATTCCGGACTACTGAAACAGTAGGAGATACGACTTACTACTACACCAAGCTAGAATTCCATGAGTGGAAAAACGGTAACTATGTTGTCAGTAACGAACTGTATGAGAGCGAGTCGCCGGATATTCTAGGTAAGCAGATCAAACTAAGTAAGCTCTATCCTGAGATGGCCGAACGTGCTGTTTTTTATAACATGTCACGTCCACAATTTGCCTATTTAAAACCTGCAGGATTCAACAATATAAATCCTTATAGTCCATTAGGATTAGGTGTTTATGATAACTCGAAAAACACACTGGATCGCCTGAATTTAACATTTGACGAGTTCAACATGGAAATCAAGCGTGGTAGACGTCGAATTGCAGTCAGTGAGATGTTGATGAAAGGCAAGGTTGATCATAGGAAGAACGAAATCACTGAATTCTTCGATGACGATGAAGATGTCTTTGTGCCAGTACCCGGTAGCAAAATGGATGACATGACGATCAAGGATCTGACATCTGACATTCGAACAACTGAATACGTTGCAGCGATCAATCATCATTTGCGCACGTTGGAGATGGAGACCGGTCTTTCTACTGGCACGTTTACTTTTAATGGTGAAGGGATCCGTAGTACAAAAACAGCTACTGAGGTGGTCAGTGAGAACTCACAGACCTATCAATCACGCAATATGCATGAGAAAGAGCTGCGAAAGTTCATTCAAGAACTGATCATCTCGATTTGTGAGCTGGGAACCAACGTAAAAAATGCAACTGGTCAAAAGGTCTATAGCGACGAAATACCCGCGGCTGAGATCATTGGAGTTGACTTAGATGACGGTGTTTTCCTTAATAAGGATGCCGAAGTAAATCAATTCCTACGTTTGAGAAACGCTGGTATTATTCCGGGATGGTATGTGTTGGCCAAAACGAAGGACATGCCGGAGGATGTAGCGAAACGTCTTTATGCCGAAGCATTGAAGGACGAATTCAATATGATGACTAGGAGTGACCTGCCAACAACAGGAATCGATGATTACGAGGAGTGATTGAATGACAATTACGCCAAAGCAATTAGAGATTGAAGCTTCTTACGTTCAAGATGCTTATATGGCGATGGAAGACGAGATTATGAAGCTCCTTGTCCGTCAGTTAAATAAGCCAACGAGGACGCCACTCACAGAAGATAATGCATTTCGATGGAAGCTTGAAAAGATGCAGCAATTAAATTTGTTGAATCAACAATCACTGCAGCAACTGGTTAATGAAACAAGTCAGTATTCTTATGATCAGTTACGTAAGATTGTCGTGGACATGGGCTTTGAGGTCGTTTCTGATCTCGACAAGGATTTGTCAAAGCAAACAGGAAAAGAACCACCGCCACGAACTGAGATCGACAATGTGATGGAGTCATATTTCAACCAACAGTGGCGTGATCTCGACAACCATGTCAATCAAACGCTGATCGACACCAATTATCCGAATAATCCACTGGCTAAGATGTATCAACAAGTTTTAAACGATACTGTAGCCAAAATCATCGGCGGCACTAAAACGCCACAACAGGCGCTTAGAGAATCGATCTATGCGATGGTGGAAAAAGGGGTGATGACGACCTTTGTCGACAAGGCAGGGCGTGAATGGAGCCTTGAGCGGTACGTTCGGATGGTTTTGAAGTCAACAACTCACCGTGTCTATCAGGATTTACGTCTAAAGCGAGGCTTAGAGCATGGCATTGTTACTGCGCTAATGAGTAGTCATATGGCTGCACGTCCAGCTTGTGCGCATATCCAAGGCGGATGGGTCTTACTAGTGCGTACAGAGGAAGCACCGGAAGAATTACGTCATATTTCATCGATCTATGCTCATGGTTACGGTGAACCTGACGGAACCCAAGGGATAAATTGTCGACATCGATTGTACATCCAAATCTATGATCCGGATCTGGAGGTTCACATGCACCAGCACGATCCAAAGCAAGCGATTGACAATGCGGACTTGGTTGCCAAGCAACGACGCATGGAAGTCGCTATTCGTCGTGCGAAACGGCAACTGAATGCCGCAATAACGATCGACAACAAAGAAGATATCCAGCACTTCAAACAGCTGATTAGACGACGTCAAGCGTCACTACGATCATTTATCAACGAAAATGATCCATTGTTGCGTCGAGATTATTCGAGAGAACAAGTTTATTCGTAAAGGAGTGGTGGGTTTGTTTAGACCCCATTATTTAAACGTTGAAAGAATGGTAGCAGAGAGGTGGAACCGTGCCGGTTTTTACGACAAAAAGGTTCACACGTATTCGTTAGGTCGTAAATGGCCAGTAGACCGCACAAAAATCAAACGATCAAGGCGAAAGAGGTAGCTTACGAAATCAAAAGAAGTATCAAATGAAGTCATCATAGCGATGGCTTTTTGTTTTGCTCAGACCTGCACGGAGGTCTCAAAAAGACGGACTCATAGTGGTAGTTGCCACTCAAAAAATTCTTAGGAGGAACTAGCAATGAAGAAAGAAGAATTAATCAATTTAGGTATTGATGAAGAAACTGCCAAGAGCGTAATGGCACTGCACGGTAAGATTGTGACACAACTGAATGCGCAAGTAGCTACCGCTGAAAGTGAGCGCGACAGTGTCAAGCAGGAGCTGAAAGACAATCAATCGGAGTTGGACACGCTGAAAAAGGCTGCAAAAGGCAACAAAGAACTTGAACAACAATTCGCGGATCTACAAGCCAAGTTTGACGAGTCAAAAGCGAATTCTGAAAAGCAACTGGCTGATCAACAAAAAGACTTTGCGATCCAATTAGCCCTCAAAGAAGCAGGAGCACAAGACGAGGCTATCGTTCTTGGTTTATTAGACCGTGACACGATCAAAGTTGCCGATGGCAAGCTACAAGGCTTTGAGGAGCAAGTCAAAACGCTGAAGGAACAAAAAGCATTCTTGTTTCAAAACGATTCCGGAAACAACGATCCCGACTTCGTTTCATCGGGTAATCCGATGGGTGGGAAAGTTAAAACAGGTGCTGAACCGCCACAAGGGAAACTAAACGAATTCCGAATCACAAAATAAAGGAGAATCCACATGAAGAAAAAATTATTGATTCCAATGAATCTGCAGTATTTTGCAACACCATCATTTGATCCAGACACGGTTACCATGCAGAGTGCACGTACAGGAGATATTCCTCGTAACATTTCCGATCAGATCTTGACAGAAGTAAAACAAGGAAGCTCAATCATGCGTTTAGCTAAAGAAGTGCGTATGACTAAGCCAATTGAAGAATTCACCTACATGACCGGAGTCGGTGCTTACTGGGTAGCTGAGGCTGAGCGTATTCAAACCAGCAAACCTCGTTTCGTGAAGGCAGAAATGCGCGCGTACAAATTAGGGGTTATTATCCCGACTACTCAGGAAAACTTAGATTATTCTGTGACGAATTTCTTTGAATTAATGCGCCCGGAAGTCGCAGAAGCCTTCTCTAAGAAATTTGATCAGTCTACGTTCACCGGAGTTGAGTCACCATTCAAACAAAACATTTTGAAGGCCGCAAAAGATGCTGGAAATGTTGTTGTAGAATCAGCAAACAAATATGACGATATCAATGAAGCAATCGCCTTTATCGAAGAAGTGGACATGGAACCTAATGGAATTGCGACTTCTCGATCTCAACGTGTGAAATATCGTTCGACCAAAGACAACAACGGAATGCCGATTTTCAACACTGCTAATTCTAATGGCGTAGATGATATTTTGGGCTTGCCATTGGCTTACACGCCTAAGAATACGCTAGGACCGAATGTGGCTGAATTAGTCGCTGATTGGGACTACGCTTACTATGGTGTGTTGAAAGGTTTAGAGTATAAGATTCTTGATCAAGCGACCTTGACTACAGTTGAAGCATCTGATGGTGCAGCAATCAACTTAGCTGAACGTGACATGATTGCGTTGCGAGCAACGATGACTGTTGGATTTATGGTGGTGAAAGACGAAGCCTTCTCTGTTGTCGAAAAAGCAGAAAATGATAAGACTAAGTCCAATGAAGAAAACGGCACTCGATCAGCGACTGGCGAGATTCCACTGGAGCAATTGAAAAAAGAAGAATTGCAACAGTTACTGCATGCTAGCGGAATCGAGTTTCCAAGTGATGCGAAAAAAGATGATCTGATCAACTTGTTAAAAGAGAGTGAATAATCGCTCTCTTTTTTCATGGAGGTGAAAACCATGGAACGAATAAGACGTAAGCCGTTGAACGAAATCTTTGACGATCAGGATAGCATCGAGCCATGCGGTTACCTGTCTCTTAAAGAGTACAAGCGACTCGTGGATCGTGACACGGAACTGACCGAAAAGGAGTTCAAAAAGCTTCTGAGAAAAGCCAGTGCATTGTTGGACATCCAAACGAGACGTTTCTATCAACACAATGATCTTGAATTAGATATTCAGATGCGCCGCAATGCCTTTAAGTTGGCTGTTGCCTATCAAATAGAGTACATGCATGAAGCAGATGCCACTACCACGTTAGGCATGCAAGAGCCTGACAGCTGGTCCATTGGTCGGATGAGTGTTTCTAAAAGCAAAGGTGGTTCGTCATCGACAAACGAAGTATCCCTGCTTTCTGGGGACGCTATGCTGCAGTTATCTGGCACAGGGCTGTTATATCGCGGGGTGAGTCGATGAGAATGCCACCTAAACGTTTTTTCTCTCATGCGATGATCTATCGCAAGAAAATCGGTATAAGTCCAAGAAGTGAGCCAATTCTTGAAGAGGATCTTGTGATTGATCATGTCCGCTTTGATGACACAGTCAAATTTGAGCCGAGGGATATTGATGGGAAAGTACAAACGCCTAATGCATTGATCTCTATGGTGAAGAAATACACTGGACCATTACCGGAGTTTTCAGTTGCAGATCAAATTGAGATCTTTGGAAAAAAGTACACGATTGCCAAAGTCATTCCGTTGATTGCTGATTCTCCTGAGCCATTTGGTTATGAAATTGAGGTGGTCTGATGAGTGGAATCAAGATTGACATTGATCTAAGTGGTGTCCGATCAAAGCTTAGTGAAGATAACTTGGGGCTTGGCCAGTTGAACATGGCCAACCGTATGCTACAAACCATGAACGAAACCGTGGTACCGTGGGACACCATGCATTTGAGGGACACTGGTCACGTCTCTGGCCGAGGAAGTCAACTGATATTTGATGCGCCATATGCCGGTCCTCAGTATTATGGCGGACGAAAGCATCCAGTAACTGGCGTTTGGATCCCATTTGTGAATAAGCAGCCCGGTACTGGTCCATTTTGGGATGAAGCAGCGAAACCGTTATTCATGAGTGATTGGTTACAGGCATTTAAGATTGGAGCGAAACTATAATGGATTTTATTGATCGGCTGCAGGAAGTAGCCAGCAAAATCGATGTGCCAGTGATTATCCAAGCCATCGATCAAGAGGAGTCGATTCGGTTGGCTCCCTTACCGGGAGGACGCACGGTCAAGTCGTACATGAATGGGGATAAGGTTAAGGAATTGCCTTTTGAATTTCGATTAAAGACAAAAGATTTTTCTGGCGATCGGATCATTTATCAATTGTCAGAGATTTTAGAAAATGTGAAGTCCATCCCATCAGAAAATGGTTCTTATCAATTTATGGCGTTGACGATTGCCAATGAACCCTTTTTGCTTGGAAAAGACGATAAGGAGTTCTTTTATTATCGCTTAGTCGTACAGGCAAAACTATATATCAAAAAACGAAAACAGGAGAGTGAAGACTAAATGAAAAATGTAAATAGTGAACGTGGTCATTTTATTGCGCCATTTACGAATATCGCTACACCACCAACAGAAGCTGCGTGGGTAGAATTGGCAGATGGGATTGAAGACATTTCTGATGCGACAACGGAAACAACAGAGGAAAAAGCCTACTATAACGGCGTGAAAACAAATATGGTCAATAGTGTATCTGGAGCGTATAACGTATCTGGTGACTATGATTCTGAAGATAAAGCACAAAAAATTATTGCAGACATGAAGTATAAAACCGGCATTGGTCGTAAAGTTTGGCATCGAGTGGTAAGTGCGGACAAGACAAAACAATGGACGGGCCATGCGACAGTGACGGACATTGTGGCTGGATCTGGTGCAGCGGATGCAACGGAAGATTTTTCTTGTACAATTACCTTTGATGCAACACCGACGGAAGGTGTTCCGGGATCCGGTGGTAATAACGCAGATGTGTCTTTGAATTCTGCACCAACAAACACTAAAGCAAACAAGAAAGAAGAGACTAAGTAAGAGGAGCGATTATCGCTTCTCTTTTTTACATACCAACGAATGGAGGAAACAAACATGGTAAAAATCCAAGTGAAAAAAACACAACTACCAATTGAGATTGGCGAACACACATTTTATATTGATACATCCGAAAAAGGAGCAGAAGCCTTTTGGAAATTAGTTTCAAATTATGCGACAAAGTCTGCAAAGATCACTGAAAAACTGGAAAAAGAGATGATTAAACCGGAAACAGCTGACAGGAAGGCACATGAAGAATTAGAAAAAGTGATGGATCAACTTTTAGGAGATGGCGCATTTAGCAAGTTGTTTGAGCTTTCGCCTGACTACACATTGCTTTCTGAGTACTACATGGAGATTTGTTCTGCAGTAGGAGAAGAGCTTGGCGGACGGAAAAAACAATTCTTCGATAAAATGCAGCGTTACTTAGAAGGATAGAGCAATGAAACTACAGTATCGATTAGAAGACACGGTGGAAATCGAAGGTGTTAGTTATCCGATCGATCTTTCTTTCGATACGGTGCTACGTCTTTTTGACCTGTTAAAGGATCCGATTTTGACGGAACCAGAAAAAATTGCTCTGGGTTTACAGCTTTTATTAGGTGTTTCGTTTTTGTATGACATTGAAACACAAAATACGATTTTTTTATCAATCTTGGAAACTTTTGATATTTTGGAAAAACCAAAGCCACGTTATGACAAGAAGGGCAACCAATTAAAACCAAAAATGAAAGAGATTGCGGACCAGCATTTTTCTTTTGATTATGATGCGCCAAATATTTACGCAGCATTTTATCAATCATACGGTATCGATCTATTTGAGGAACGAGGGAAGATGCGATGGGAGAAGTTTATTGCTTTGTTTGGGGGATTACCAGATGAAACTAGGTTTAGACAGATCGTGTCGATAAGAACGAGGAAAATGCCAACAGGAAAAGGAAATAAAGAAGCAAAAGATGAACTAAGAAAATTGAAGAAACTCTATGCACTACCGAAAGAAGGTGAAGAAGATGAGTCGAAGTGATGGTAAGGTAACGATCGACATAATCGTCAACGGCAAACAGGTCACGAAAGAAATTGACACGGTCGAACAAGGCTTTTCCAGACTGGGTAAAAATGCCGATGATGTCATGAAAAAAGTTGGGTCTGACATGGGTGCGAATACTGAATCAGGAGCAAAATCGGCAAATCAAGCAGTAGATTCTGTCGAAAAGACCGTATCAGGTTTAGGAAAGACGACCGAATCTGCAACAGCTAAAGCAGGTAAGTCAATCGGTGATAATTTTGATACAGGTGCCAAGGATGCCAATCAAGCGACTGATAGCGTGGCTAAAGGAGTGGCGGACCTAACCGCCACAACGAGCACTGAACTAGCTAAGTCAGGAAGTATCATGGGTGAATCCTTTGATTCTGGTGCCAAAAATGCCAATCAGGCCAATGACAGTGTCGTTAAATCAGTCACAAGCTTGGTTTCTTCTGTGGAATCTTCTGCACCAACAATGGGGCGTAGTATTAGTGAAACTTTTCTAAGTGCTGCTAAGGATTCTGAAGCTTCCACAGATTTTATTACGAAATCTGTAAATCAAATGGTGTCGCAAGTCGACTTATCAGCTACAACAGCTGGGAAAAGCATTGCTGAAAATTTTGATTCCGGAGCGAAATCATCAATTGCAGCTCTTGATAGCGTTGGTAAATCAGGAAGTTCGTTACTAAGTAGCGTGGAGAGTTTTTCTAATAAATCAGGTCGAGCAATTGCTGAATCGTTTGAATCTGGCGCTAAACAAGCCAATAACGCCACGGAAAGTATTGGGAAAACAGCTTCGAAAATGGTACCGCCTGTGGAACTGTCTGCTACCAAAGCAGGGAAAAGCATTTCAGAAAGTATTAAAGTCGGAGCCAAACGTGGATCAAGTGCATTAGGATCTGCCGTTGATGCTATGAAGGGACATTTATTGGCCCTACAAGAGTATGCAGATAACACTGGGAGTAAGTTAGGTGATTCTTTTGAGAAGCCTAATCCTAGTGCCAATCTGTTAACTGGTAGCGTTGGGAAATTAAGTGCAGCAATGCTAATCACCAAAGGTGCCACAACTGCTTTGACCATGGCCAAAGGATCATTGGACGGAGCATTCGGACGTATTGATACACTGAATAACTTTGAAAACACCATGACCCGGTTAACTGGCAGTTCAGAAGAAGCAGCTGCAGGGATGGAAGGCGTTCGAGATGTCGTTGTTGGTACAAACTACATGCTGGATAGTGCGGCTCAGACCGTTCAACGTTTAGTGATGCAAAACGGCTCACTGGAACAATCGACAAAAAGTTATCAAATCTGGGGTGACGCTGTGGCTATGTATGGTGACGGTGCAGCGGAGACAATGGATAACGTAATGGATGCCATGATCCAAATGAGAGCTACCGGAACGGTTAATATGGCGCAAATGGATCGTATGGTTCGCCGTGGAGTAGATCCTTGGAAAATCTATGAAGATGCGACTGGTATGAGTATGCAGAGTATTCGTGATGCGTTGCGTGATGGCGAAATTAGTGCCAATGAGTTTTTTGATACGGTTGAACAGGCGATGCGTGATGGTGGGAATGAATTCACCTCGGTTTCTGGGATGGCTCAACAAGCTGGCGATACTTGGGCAGGGTCGTTTGCCAATATGGCTACTGCAACAAGTCGAGGAACAGCAAACATTATCGCATCTATGGACGAGGCATTTGGCAAAACTCGCTTTGGCTCAATGAAAGAAAATATTCAAGGGTTTGGTAAAACTTTTGAAGGGGCGTTGAATAGTATCGCTGGTGTCATCCCTCCTGTTGTTTCGGCTATTGATACGATGGCTGGTGGGGTTATTGCTGTGAAAGACGCAGCTGTGACGTCAGCACCTGTAATTGTAGGGCTAGGAACCGCTATTGGTGGATTGCTTATTGTTCAAAAAGCAGCAGTTGCTACAGCATCTTATGTTCAGATGTTGAAATACCTGACCGGTGCAACTTCTAGTGCGACAATGGCCAAAAAAGTTGATGCAGTTGCTACAAAACTGGGAATCAGTCTCAACTTACAGAACGCCACCGCCACTAAAGCGGTTGTTGCAGCAAACATTTCCAATGCAGCTTCACTAAAAGGTGCAGCAGCTGCCCAAAAAACCTATGCGATTGCTGCTGGTGCTTCTGCAGTAGCGAAGAAAGCATTAGCGGCTGCTAGTATTCTATTAAATCCTTTGGTCGCAGGCACTGCGGTTGCACTTGGTTTAGCAGGAGTTGCGGCCGCCAAAATGGGCATAGATTTCTTTGCAGCTCGTAAAAAAGCCAAAGAATTAGCTAGTGAATTGGATGGATTAAAAGGCGATCTTGATAGCGTAGAAAAGTCAACCCAGTCCAGTGCAAAAGAATTTGAATCACAAGCAAAAGTGATCGAGTCGAATACAGAAAGAAACAAGGATTTAGCAGCCGAATTACAAAGGCTTTCAGCAATTGAAGATAAATCAGCTGCGGATAAAAAATTGATGGCTGATACAGTTGATGAACTGAATAACTCAGTGACTGGTCTAAATCTCTCTTACGATGAAGAAACAGGCCTGCTTAATGCAACCACAGAAGAAATAAACAAACGGATTGAAGCTTCTAAAGGAATGGAAGAAGTCAATCGGCTAACCGAACGCCAAAAGACGTTGAATCAAGAAGCTGCAGACATTGAATCCTCATTAACTGAAGTAGCCAAAGAACGTATGAGATTGGAGCAAGAAGCCTCAGAATCTGGCGTGGATGGAAAGAAAAAAGTCAAAGAATCACTGGAAGGACTGTCCCAGAAGGAAGATGAACTTCAAGGTTTACTTGTTGAAAATCAATCCGAACGAAATCAATTGTACGCGGAGGAGCAAGAGAAAAGACGAGCAGTCGCAGAGACCGTCTCAGCAGCTAATTCTCAGATGATTACTTCATGGAATGTTCTATCTGATGCACAACAAGCTGCCTTGGAATCAATGAATAGCATGTACAAAAAGCTGGTAGAAGAATCAGGGAATGCTTTTAAGCAGATTGAACAACAAGAAGCAATCAGCTTGGATCAAATGAAGGAAAATCTACAAAAAAATGCTGAAGCTATGAGAACTTGGTCGACCAATGTTGCCATTTTGGCGAAGGCCGGTGTAGATGATGGCATTATTATGCAACTTGAAAAACTAGGCCCGGCGGGTGCGCTTCAAACACAGCAAATGGTTGATGAGATGGGGCTGAATCTTGGTTCATTAGCGGAGTTAGGTGGAGAACATACAAAAAGCCTGCTGGAACAAATGGGTCTTCATATGGAGGACCTACCAAAAATGTCAGCTGAACAATCGGCGTGGTTTGTTGAAAATTTAGATCTTGAATTAGGTAAATTACCAGAAACAGCACAACAGCATATTAGTGATTTAAATGGGACTGCGGATGCAACGATGAAGCAAGCGATGGCGAGTATGGCAAATATCGTTGGTGAAGAAACGGAGACTGTTGCTGAAAAGTTTGGATTAGTTCCAGAAAAAAGTGAGGCATCTTTACGCAGAGGAACAGAGGGTCGAGACTTTGCCCAGTGGGGACGTCAACCTGTCGAAGAAATTGGGGATGGGATGGTAGAAGCAACCCCCAAAGTAGAGGAAGCAGCAAAGGAAGTTGCTCAAACGCCAGAGAGAGTGATGGGCCCTCAATTAGAACAAACTGACTATACCTCAATGGGTGCAGCACCACCAACAAAATTGGGGCAAGGAATTTTAGATAATATTACTTCGGTGGAAGAAGCTTCTAAAGAAGTAGCTAATGTTCCGGAACAAACGATTAGAGAAACCGTGGGGATCGATAAATATATTTCTCTGGGGCATCCTGTTGGTGAAGGAACAAGTCAAGGTGTACGTGAAGGAAAATCACAAGTAGAATCTGCAGCAAAAGAGATTGCGATGGTTCCAGAAAATATTTTAAACAACGAAATGACTGCTAGTAATTACAATAAAAATGGTCAAGATGTTGGTGCCGGATCTGCTAAAGGAATAAAGGATAGTCAAGGAGCTGTCCAAAAAGCAGCGAAAGAAATTGCACTAGTACCAGGGAATGAAATTTCCACACACATGAATCAACAAGAATATCAAAAACATGGAGAAAAGGTAGGTAAAGGTACAAGCCAAGGTATCACTGATACCGCCCCTCAGGCAGTTTCTGAAATCAATAAAATGACGGAAGAGATGGTCAAAACATCCAATGAGGGATCTAAAAAAATGCAGGAAGTTTTTGAAAAACTGACTAAGGAAATAGATAAAACTTTACAAAGTCTTCCTAAGATTGCCACAGTAGCCATGCGTGAATCAAATCAGGCCTATCTTGAGGGGATGCGGGGTGCAAATGACATTATCCGTGAGGGTGCACAACAGATGCCTAATCAAATGAATCATCTACCCGATCAGTTTTATCGCATTGGCCAAAATTCTATGATTGGCTTAAATAATGGTTTGATTGCCGGGCAAGCTCAAGTTCTTAGCACTGCAGCTTCCATCGCTAATCAAGTGGCACAAACGATGCAAAGAGCTTTAGATATCAACTCACCATCCAAAGTGATGGAGATGGATGTGGGACGGTGGATCCCTGCTGGTATTGGAGAAGGGATTGAGCGATTCAAGCATTTAGCGTTAGATGCCATTGAGGATTTAGGTGCCCAACTTGTCTTGCCGAATATCCAAGCCGAATCGGTTGCGATTGCAGGAAACGCTGGTTTTGGTCGTGCTCTGCCAGTTTCTACAAATGAATCACGTACTACTAATCAAACGATCCATAACACTCCTCATATTGATATACATTTTGGCGAAATCACAATCGTTGATGATCGTGACATCGAGGAGTTAGCAAAAGATTTAGCTCAGAATACAACTGATGAATTAAGGAGGACGTTAAGAGATGTCTAACGAACCCTATTTTGAATTTAATGGACAGTCATCACTACAACACCGAATGACATTTTTGGATGACATTTATTTTGTTTCACCGGAAACAGCACTTCAATTTGAAGAAGTTGACGCTCGACAAGGAAGTTTGGTTTATAGTGAGAACCGTTACAAAGATATCAGAAAAATATTTCCTGTTGAAATACAACGACAAAATGATCAATCACTTATGCAACAACTACAAACAATCAATCGTTGGATAAAAGAGCCAAAAAATTATCAACCTTTCTTTCTATCGTTAAATCCTAACTATATGTATCAAGCGATCTGTTATGAAGAAATAACTATTGCTGATCAGTCAAAAGATTGGATGGATATACGAATTCCTTTTCGCTTTGCACCTGTAATGTATAGCATAGACGGATTACAATCTAGAAGTATTCAAAGTGGTATTCAGCTTGAAAATCCAGAGCTAGAAATTGCATATCCCCTTATTCAATTCCACTATAACGCTACTTCAGATGCGACATTAAGTATAGGCGGGAGACAATACCGTATTTTGCGTTCTGCAGGAACAGGTTTAGTCACAATAGATAGTGAGAACGGATTAGCCTATCGAGAAGGAAATATCAATCTTTCAAGCAGTATCCTTATCCATACTGATGGCTACCATCCGCCCATATTAAATCCTGGGCTGACTACGATCACATTTACTCATCAGTTGACTAATGTGCGAATCACACCTAGATGGAGGGCGATAGCTATATGAGCATACCTATTTTATATAATAAGAACAATAATGACTATACAACATTAGGAATCGGACCTTTAATTCATGCAGGAAAAGTGTTGGTAACGAGGATTAGAAATGATTTTCCATTTTTGACTTTCACTTATCCAATGTTTTCTCCTTTGTTTAAAGAATTAGAACCAGGGAAAAAGGTTGTAGCAGATGTAGGTCCTGGAAAACGATCAAAAAGCCAACGATTTGAAATTGTAAGGGTAACTAAACCACAAAATGGTATTGTAACGATTTATGCTGAACATATAAGTGCAATCGTGGGTAAAACTGGCATTCTGAAAGGGAGCCAGTTTTCTGGAGTGTCTGCTCAATTTGCTTTAAATCAATGGCTTAATTTACTAGTACCCCGACGGGATCTATCAGTATATAGTGATGTGGGAACAAACGCTTCAATAGATTTTTCAGAAATCGGCCATTTTCAAAATGCACAAGAAGCTTTAGGTGGAAAGCAGGGTTCAATCTTACAAAATTTCGGTGGAGAATATATCTTTGATAACAATGAAATTCGATTAATGAGTAGTGCTGGGAAAAATTCAGGAGTGATCATTTCTTATGGAAAAAATCTGAAAGATTTGGTTCAAGAAAATAGTATTGCAAGCACATACACGTCGGTCTATCCTTATGCAAGAGATCCTGAAAAAGATGGAGAAGTATTACTACTTCCAGAAATTTATATTGATGGCCCTCACCTAGATAAATTTCCGGACAGGCTAATTCAAATGGTCGATTTCAGTGATAAAGAGCCTCAATCGGTCGCAGAATTAAGAACGTTAACAACGCAATTTATTCAAAATAATCAAGTTGGCGTGCCACATGTGAATCTTAAGCTAAAGTATGTCGACTTAGCTAAAGCGACAATGAATGAACAACATGCTTTATTAGAGGAATTAGAGCTTTGCGATATAGTAACAGTTGCATTTAATGAACTTGAGATTAATACCACAGCAAAAATAGTTGGCACAGTCTGGAACGTTCTTTTAGATGAGTATGATTCATTAGAAATAGGCGATATTAGAGGCACGATGAGTTCATCCATCAAAGAACAAGAAAAAGAGAGAGAAAGATTAGAAAATGGAATAAAATGGCTGCAACAGGCACAAAAAGAAGCTTCCAATATTTTAAATAATCCACCAAAAGGACACGTGGTTATACATCCGTCCTTATCGGAACCGCAAGAGATACTTATCATGGATACGGAAAATATCAATACAGCACGTAATGTATGGCGATGGAATGCTGGTGGATTAGGATTTAGTTCAACAGGATACAATGGTAATTACGGTTTAGCAATGACCAATAATGGTGCGATTGTTGCAGATAGAATAACTACAGGAACGCTAAGGGCAATCAACATCATAGGGGTGGCAATTTCAGGAAGTACTTTTGAGACAACCGGCAGTTCTCGAAGACTGTTATTACAAAATGGAGAAATCACGTCATTTATTTCAAATGTTCGACAGATGTTGTTGTCAGGAAATTCGTTTACTTTTTATCATGCAAATAACAGAGAAGCAATGAGACTAGGTAGGGCTAGTATCACCTTTTTTAACGAATCAGGCGTCCAATCGGGTCTTTTAGCAGCAGGAACCAATGCCGGAACTGGTCAATGGCAGATGCATTTTTCTGCAGTCAATGGGAGTAATGTAGCTTTGGGTTCACAGTCAAGCAACAATAGTCTTTATACAAACCGTTTAATTGTTCACAGTGGTAGTAATGCGCGAATAGATCAAACAAGAACACTCTTTAATAACCATCACATTGAAACAGCACAATTGTTGAATTGTCGAGTTCGTGCTGGAAGCTTTACGGTTTCCAATAATGTGAATTATCAAGTGTATTCAAATATTCATATGAATGGTTTTTCTATTACAGGACAATCAGACATTCGATTGAAAAAAAATATTACCCCTTCAAAAGTAAATGGAATTAAAGAAACTAAAAAAATTAAAGTGATAGATTTTGAATGGAAAGAAGATTACAGGCCCAGTCAAAAGAGAGTAGTAGAAGAAATTGGTGTTGATGATAGTCCAGAAATTTCCATTCAAAAAAATGTTGTAGCCAGAAAAAATCCTCAAGGAAAACAATTTGGTATTGCGGCACAAAGTTCTGCATTTTTACAAGAACAAAATGCAGAAGAAGGTTCACATTATTTACTGATCAATCAAACAAAGCAGATCCATTTAAATACAAAAACTAATCAAGAATTGATTGAAATTGTCGAAGATCAAGAAAAACGTATAGAAAGCTTAGAAGAAAAATTGAATTTTATTATGGAAAGAGTGGAGGGGTGAATAATGAAATATGATCTATATTTAGACATCGCTAAAACGACAATTGACTATCGAGTAAACCCGATTATTTATGGACGCATAGGTGACAATGGAATGAATAATGTACGTGTCCATATCTTTAATAAGGGGCAATCTTTTAATTTAGCGAACACAACGATAAAGTTTGAAGGTATGACGCCCAGTGGTTCGAGAATCTCTAATACAGATGGGGTTTCTTCAATAGACGCTCCCTCAGGAAGATTTACCTACACATTTCCCAAAAATTGTTTTGATCATATTGGTTTTTATCATCTAGCTCATTTTTCTATCATTCAGCAGAATCAAAAAGCGACCACACAAGATTTTTCATTGCAAGTTTTAGGCACTGTTGACATGACAGCACCAGAAGCAGAATTAATTATCGTTGAATTCAATAAGTTGATTGAAGAAATCAGACAAATTCAAGAGAAAGAATTATCTTATGTAAGAGAAGCGTCAAAGGAAACGTTAGATGAATTGAACACACAAGTCGAAGAGTTAATGAAGGAATCAGCTTGGGAACAACTGAAAGAAATATTAGATGATTTAGAAAAAATTCAACAAGAAATCCAGAGTTTGGAAATAGATAAAATCACAGAAGAAGTAGGAGATAGGATAAAAGATGATCTGATACAACGATTAGCGATAATCGACGCAGAAATAAATAATCTTGAAAAATTAATGCATTCCTATGAAAATAATATTCAACAAAAAGTAACACAAGCTGATCAAACAATAGATAAGAAAGTAACAGCTGCGAAAGAAGACTTAGCGAAAGAGTCAACTTCGATTAAAAATTCGTTAAATGATACGGCTACTAATGCAAAAAAAGAGATTGATGTAATAGCCAGTAATGCAGCAGACTCTTTAGAGAAAGTTCAAGGCCAACTAGATGAGATTGAGAAAACAGCCTCTCAATTTCAGCGAGTAAAATTGACAGCTGATAATGGTCGATCATTAAGTTTAAAAAATTTAACGCCGACGCCGACATCATATCTAATATTATCGAAATTTAGTGGAACGTTTTCCTTAAGTATAGAGGAATCTAAGTTGATGACAGACTATGATCAATTACCCGAAAACTTGAAAGAGAGTGGAATTATTGTTACTTCAGTTCCAGGTAAAGAAGCGGGGCAACAATCGGCGGATAGTATTCAATTTGTTTATTCGGACAAAGATATGCAGTTTGCAGCACGCAGATTGACATCAAAAGATGGAACAATTTCGCCTTGGATAGAGGAAATGAGGGCGGAGAATTATGTGAATACAGCGGAACCGCAAGAAATTAAAGGGAGGAAGAACTTCCTTGAACGCCCTTTACACAATGGTAACAGCTTAGCCCAAGAAACCTTTGGTATTACGTTAAATGGTGGACAATTAGCAGGAGTGCCTGTTTCAAATAGCACTGTTTTAAATTGGGGTAGACCGTATGCTTATGATAATAATCGTTCCAAAAATAATAATTTTTTTTCATTATCTGAAGATACTAAAACGTTAACGATTTTAAAAGATTGTACACTCCAATTCACAGGGAAATTTACATGTCAAACGAACAATGCCAGCTATTATGCTTATCTTGGAATGCGTGTGAACGGAGCGAGTGACTGGCGTGTAGCTGGTATAGCAGGAACGTTAAATTGGCGAAATGATGTTGGATGGTTCATGGCACGGAAATTTAATGCCGGCGATCGAGTAACGCTTGTGACAGAAACTAATTTTACGACCAGCTCAGTGAATGCATGGGGCGTTGATCAAGTATATATTAAAGAAGTTCTAACAGCATAAGGATAAATGTTGAGAAAGAATAATAGGTTTTACAAGATAAGATTTGAAAGGAGAGATAGGATGGAAGAACTCTATATAACGAGTGAGATTACCCTAAATAAAACGACTGACGAACGTGTTTCTCCAATACCAACCAATACGGAATTTTTCACTTATGATCAACACGTGGCCAAAAAAGTGATCAACTTCCAATTAGAAGGAGAGCCGCTGGACCTGTCTGAAACAAATGTCATTTTAGGTTTTTACTTTGTGAACGCTGATTGTTCATTTTTGTTAGAAAGTGCTGACGGATCAGTCGTAATTGAAGACGCTAAACAAGGTAAGGTAAGTGTAATGTTGCCCAACGATATGTACGCCTATTCTGGTCAGGTCTTGGTTTATGTTTATGTAGAATTTCATAATGGACAATCGCTGGATTACCCAGTGTTTAGCACTCAGTTTCAAGAATCATGGATTGATCAAAAGCTTGATGAGATGGCGTCGTTTTATGTGAAAAGATTTGAGGATCTACGCGAAGCTGTGAAAGAAGTTGTCGATAAATCAAATGAACAATTATTTCAATTACAGCAAAAAGTAGAAAAAATTGAAGATAAAGTAAATGAGACAAATCAACAAATTGGTGCACTTGGAAAACTTAAAAAGATGTACTCAAACAGTATTGATTTTGGGAATTATGACTATTCAGGAAACGCCAATCTGTTACCAAAAATCACTGCCGATCATTTTACATCGGGAAATGGAGCTACGGTTGAAGATGGACCAGATGGCGAGATCATTTTTACGTTAGATGGATCTGCACAACTAACTAAATTTAATACAAGCATGCGTTTACCCGCTCTTCAAAATGGAAAGAGATACACAATTAGCGCCGAGATTATGTTACATGAAGGTTTAGAGGGAGATGCCTCTAACATTCGATTAACTACTAATTATTTGACTGGAGGACAGGTTATGTTGGCTACAAATAGACCAATACTTATCTCTACTAATAGCTGGCAGACAATCAAAGGTACGCAAATAGTAACTTATGCGACTACACTGCCTCAACAATGGTATGTAGTTTTACAAGATGTTACAGCCTCGAGTCGAATTAAAGGGAAAATTTCTCTTCGAAATATAAAGATTGAAGAAGGAGCGGTTGCTACACCTTATCAACCCAATCTACTTGTTGAACCGTATCAGATGTCGAAGGTTTCCTTGAACGAAAATCTAGCAAATAAAGAACAAGCTTTCCCGATAAGTAGTCGACAGTATTTAGTTTATTCTGCTGAAATGATTGAACCATTTATTGCTAACCAAACATATACCTTAACTTTAAAAGGAACCAAATTAGGTCCACAATCATTTAGGGTATACACGACTGGTCCGAATAGTACCTCTAATATTGGGGACATGGAAATAGTAGAAGGAGTTGCGGATACTTGGCGACTGACATTCACTCCTTCAGAAGCAAACTTGAATGGGAGTGTTTCCCCTGGTACATTACAAATCTATCAATTTCCTCAAGCAACAATGGGGCAAGTAACGATTGACTCATTAAAAATAGAAAAAGGTGATATAGCTACTCCGAATATTTCGGAATATAAATATTTTGGCGAAGGTTTGAAAGATAGTAGTAACCCAACTGATTATAGCTGGGATGTTACACCGGAATATATTAAAGAACGTATTTCTGACTAATTTATTAGTTAAAACAGAGTAGGAGGGGACTTATGGAGGGAATTACAATTGGAGAGTGGATCGCGATTCTTACACTCGGTGGATCATTAATGGTGGGTGTGGCGAAATTTTATGCGATGTTCACGAAACTTGATCACACGTTAGGAAAGTTAGAAAAGACAATCATCCGTGTAGAAAAAAGTCAGATTGACTATGGCAATCGGCTTTCAATTATTGAAGAACAAATCAGATCTATTTTTAAGCAAATTGGAAAGGAGAGAAAATAAAATGACAGAAATCTTAGCTGCTTCAAGTATTATTACACCACTAGTCGTCGGTGTCACAGGGTTAATTAAAACACAAATGAAGGAGTACAAACTCTTACCCGTGATCAATGTGATTGTGGGTATTTTGTTAGGGATGCTTTATGCAGTGACCTTAGCACCACAAGATTTAGCAATCTACGCATGGGCTGGGGCTGTATCAGGATTAGCCGCTGGTGGGTTATTTGATTTAGGAAACAGTGTCATTCAGTCGGAAGAATGACAAATTAGCAAAGGAAAAACACAGCCAAAGGGCTGTTTTTTTATATAAAAAATTAGGAGGAATTGATTATGACAAAAATTGTAGATTTAAGAGGCGATTCAAGAATTTTAGGACCAACCAACGCCAAAAGAAATGTTTCTCAAGTAACTAAAATTGCTCGTCATCATTCTGCAACAACTACGGGAGACGTTTGGGCGTTTCAGAACCATTGGAATGGCACATTAGGCTGGGGGACAGGTGGGTATCATGAAATCATTTTACGCGATGGTACCGTTCAATGGTGTTACTTCGATAATGATGTGACAAATGGTGTGGGTGGACATAATACACCAACTTACCATATTTGCCTTGTTGGGAATGGTTCATTTACAGCTGAACAAGAAAAAGCATTTGAAGAACGAGCAAAGGCGGCTATGCAACGTTTTGGTTTATCCGTCAATGATGTATTAGGGCATAACGAATTTAGCGGTCATGCCTCGAATATCTGCCCAGGCATTAACATGAATACGGTTCGTGAACGATTACGAGCGGGGAATAACTTAACGCATGATCAAATTATTTTAGCGAGCCCACCAAAAACGAGTGGGAACTATGTAGGTAAGTTAGAAGTGTTTAACGAGTTACGACTAGGTACATTTCGGATTGCCGGGTGGTTAGTGCCAATCAATGGTGCAGCGTATTTAAATCAAGGATACGTCTTCTGGATGGATGCCGACAATCCGGATGTCGAAATTGGACGTTGTAAATCAGCTGGTATTATCAGAGACGATGTGAATTCAGCATACGGATTACCAAGCGGCCTAAGATTTGGTTTGGATGGCACAATGGATATCCGCAAATTCGCAGGGAAAAGAGTCTTTCCGATGTTACGACGAACAAACGATCCAAATGGAAATACAATCAATGGACAAACAGTCGACATTCGATTCCCTGAGTATGTTTTGACGATTCCTAAGCGATAAAAAAGCCCCTCTGAACATTCAGAGGGGTAGTACATAAAAATAAATTGACAATTAATAAGCTTATTCTATTTAATTAAGACATAATGTATGATAAATTATACTTAAAGGAGGGAATTGCAGTGTTTAGTAAAGTAAAGGTGCAGAATTTCAAGAATTTCCCTAAATTATCTATTGATTTTAATAAAAATAAACAAAAAAAAGTGACTAAAAATGTAATTAGCATTTACGGAGAAAATGGTTCCGGGAAAAGCAATATTATCCATCTATTTTCAATCCTTGTATTATCAATTGATACATTAAATAAGTTGGATAAGTACAATGAAGTACGAAACATGATGGAGCTTAGCGAAGAAAAGGAATTTGCTCTTAATACATCTCACATAGATACAATAATTTTTGGGAATAAATATTCTTCTTTAACAAATATAGTAAAAAATTGCAAAACAATTAATTCAAAAGAAAAAAATATGAGTTTATCATATGAGTTTATTCTAAATGGCCACTCAGGAATTTATGATTTAGAATTTAACGATAAAGGTGAACTAGTAATGGAACGTTTGAGCTATTTAGTAGATAAACGAAAACGTCAATTTTTTAAAGTAAACAAATTTGAAAATAAAATTAATATCAATCTCAGTCCGAGTGTGTTTAAAAATTCCAATTTGAACAATGCATTTTTAGAGCAAATAGAAAAGCTTTGGGGGAAACATTCTTTCTTAGCTATTATCGCAAATTATACTAAGCAACTTAATGAAAATTTTATTGTTGATAATCTTTCTGATAATCTAATGTTAATATTAAATTATTTTGGCACATTATCAGTTTCTGATAGTGATATGTTTTATAACAAGACCTACAAACAAAACAAAATACTGGAAGATTTAATTAAAGGAAATATTGCTAAAGAAGAAAAAAATAAAATTCTGGAAACAGAAGAATTAGTTAGCGAATACTTTATATCTTTGTATTCAGATATAAAAGATATGAAATATATACTAGTAGAAAAAGACGATTCTATAAGTTATGAACTTATGTGTTATAAGACAATAGATTCAAAAATTATTGAAATACCATTTGAACTAGAATCTAAAGGCACAAAAAAATTGCTGAATCTACTTCCTTTAATAATAGATGCTACAATGGGCAAGACGGTTATTATTGATGAAATAGATGAGGGTATTCATGATTTGTTGGTGAACAATCTTGTACAAAATATTATTGAGTCTATTAATGGACAAATTATTTTTACTACTCATGACACATATTTAATGGAACAACTGCCAAAAAAATCTATGTATATCATAAAGTCTGATGCATTTGGCAATAAGACAATTGATTCACTTGATAAATACAAAATAGACTCAAATAATAATCCAGCAAAAATGTATTTAAATGGTGCTTTTGGAGGTACTCCATACCCACGAGATTTAGATTTTGAAGATATGGCCGAGGGATTAAATTATGAAGAATAATATATTAAGACCTCCCGCAATTATTATTTGTCATGGGAAAAGTGAAAAAATGATTGCTGATTATTTAAAGAGCTCCCTAAAAATTCCAATAATTATTGAGTCAGAAAAGAATGGAAGTAATAGTATTCAAGTTGGAAAATCACTTGAAAGATTTTTAAACAATGCAAAATTAAAAAATTGTATTGGTTTTCAAAATTACTATGATTCTATAGAAATGAAAAAAAAATATCCACAGAATTTAAAAATTTTCCCAATAATGGACTTGGATGATGCTACAGATAAAGTTATTGTGGAATACAAAAATAAACAAGCTTTTTCTTCTCATTGGTTAAAAAAGGAGATTATTCCTATATATAATGAGGATAATTTAGAGAACGTCTTGCAGAAAATGAAATATCCTTATGAAACTAAGTCAAATAAAAAAGTATCAAAATATCTAGAAGTTTTCCCAAAAAATAGAGGGGAGCAAGATATTGATGCAATTAAACAATTTTTAGAGGATTGTAGATGTTGTAAGCATACAAATATGGACAAGATGATTGAATATTTGATTAAATATGCACAAGAACATAGAACTATGTAAAATCTATCGTTTCTTCTATCTGAGAGATTTTTTTACATTCTTCAATTAATTGTAGCAACTCGTTTATATTCCGAATCTAACCATTGATAATATAGCTAGTTTTTCTCTGATCAAAAAAGCACATGACTTGAACAATAAATAAAATCATAGTACTCTTAAGTTATCCTCAATACTAAGAAATTCGTTTTTTAATACCCGCCCACTCTTCGGAGTGGGTCTTTTTGTTTATTTAGAAAAGATTAAGAATTCTCAAACGGAAGTTAAGCGCTTGCGAAAATTTTAGAGGCAGGCTTAAACTACCTGTAGGCGCCATCATAAAAAGAGAGTATCAATAACTAAAAACTTTTGCGGAAGTCTATAGCGTGCATATCGATACTCTCTTTAATAATTATATCATACGTATTTTAGACAATGAAGGAATTATACAATCTTAACCATACAAGCTTTTCTCATTTCCTACTCTTTGGAGTGGGCTTTTTTTGTAATAATATAGTTAGTTTCACAGATTATGGTATCGTCAATTTGACTATTCGTATTTGTTGGATTCGCTTTCTCATTCACATTTGTCAATGGAAATTGACCATTCATTTAAAGAAAAAATAG